GCAAAAAGCCAAAAAATCGGGAGCGGGAGAACGGATTTGCACCCCCCACCCTCGAAAAAAAAGTCGTTTTCGGTATGCGGCCTGCTGCGCAGAACCGCTATATAGCCCCAACACTCTAATCATCTAGTGTTTTATATTTGTTTGCATATAGTCCGCCAAATATCCTATAGGTTATATGTCATGTCATATAATGTGATTCGGAATATATCCGAATTGAGTTGTAAAATTTTGTATATTTGGAAAGTTGCAACTAAAAATATATATTATGAAAGGATTAAAACTTAGTGACTCCATCTATGGCAAGAGCATGATGGGTAATGGCCTAGATGTCAAGAACGGTAGGCTAATTAATAATAGACCATGTGGCATGACTGGTATAGCTGAGGCTGCTGCTTCGAAGAAAGCCATGAAAAGAATGAACAAAGTGGAGATGATTGCTAGTGGTGTAGCCATGGGCAACATGAGAAGCGAGATGATGGAAGGAGAATATTAGTAGTAGATGTTTTGGGTGTTAATGGAAAATGGGGGTCTAGATTAGGCCCTCTTTTTTTTATTGATTATTTCAAAACCGACATTAACGACACACTTTATGTCGTTTTTCATGTCGATTTTTTTTTCTTAACTTATTGATTATTAATTACTTATTTCTTTAATGTCGAAAATGTCGATTTTTAATAGAAATTATAATAAAAAAAAAATATAAAAGGAGGTAAATATATATAGAAGAAGTAGGGAAAATAAATTGACATTTTTGTCAAAGTATTGTTTATCAATACTTTAAACGACATTCGCTTCGACATTGTCGTCAAAAACCGTCATGCTGTTGTAAAATCGTCATTCTTAATTATATTTGCATAAATCAAATTCAATCACATGGTAGAGACATCAGGATTGGGCTATTCGCCCAAGGACTTAAAGTTTGGTACTGAAGGAAGGACTAAACTTATCAATGGCATCGTAAAGATGTCAAAGGCTGTAAAGTCAACTCTCGGCCCTTCGGGCAATACGGTATTAATCGAGAGTGCAAACCACACACAAGGTATTACGGTAACCAAGGATGGAGTAACTGTAGCTAAGTCAATTGACTTGATTGACCCAGTGGAGAACCTTGCGGTTAGGATGATGAAGGAGGCAGCAGACAAGACTGCGACATCTGCTGGCGATGGTACTACTACTGCTATTGTACTGACTGAGGGGTTGGTGTTAGGTGGTTTAGAGTTCATCACTGAGGACATGAACAGAACAGAGGTATTGAGACACATGGTGGACATCAGTGGTAAGGTGGTGGACAAGCTTCGCAAGAAGGCCAAGAAGGTCAGTACGTCAATGTTATTAGATGTTGCTGCAATATCAGCTAACAATGACAGGGAGATTGGTAAGATTATCTCTGAGGTGTACAAGGAGGTTGGCAACAGCGGTGTAGTTACTGTAGAGAGAAGCCAAACGAATGAGACATACTCTGAGACCACGAAGGGATTAAAGATTGACAGGGGTTATTTGAGCCCGTTGTTTATAAACGATGTCAAGAAGGACGAGTGCATCTTTGATGATGTGATGGTATTTGTAGCTGACATGGAGATTGCAAACATTTTGCAGATTGAGAACGTGTTGAAGCCTGTTATTTCAGAAGGGAAGAAGCTATTGATTATTTCTCCGTGCAATGTGAACGTGGTAAATACGTTAGCGGCTAATACGGTTAAGGGAAATCTAAAGGTTTGCGCTGTTGCTCCTCCTAGTTTTGGCTACAAGCAGCATGAGTTGATGCAAGACATTGCATTAAGTGTAGGTGCTACTTATTTTTCTGAGAAGACTGGTGATGATTTGAGTCATATTAGCTACGGTGACTTGGGTCATGCGGCAAAAGTTATTGTTAGCAAGGACAAAACCATAATTATTCGAAGCAATGCAAAAGTTGACCAAGAGTCAATTGATTCAAGAGTAGCACAATTGTGGGAGTCACACACTCAAACTACTCGCAAAGCTGACAAAGATTTTATTTTGGAGCGCATTGCGTCATTAACGGGTGGAATTGGGGTGATTTTTGTAGGTGGACAGACTGACATTGAGCAAAAAGAGCTATATGACAGGGTAGATGACGCTGTTTGTGCGGTAAGGTCAGCTCTTGAGGAGGGGATATTGCCTGGAGCTGGTAAAGCATTGGTCGATGAGACTGCAACTTTGCTTACTGAGATGGCTAATGTGAACATCAGTGATGAGTATGACGCAGCGTTAAAGATAATGGTGAACGCAATGATGGCTCCGTTTCAGCAAATCCTTTCAAATGCAGGGTTGATGCCAAGTGATATCTACAAAGATGCTGTTGAGATTGGGCATGGGTATAATTTGAAGACAGGTCAGATGGGTGACTTGGTACAGATGGGGGTTATTGACCCGTTGAAAGTTACTAGGTCAGCATTGCAGAACGCTGTCAGCGTTGCTACAACTATTTTATCTACTAATGCCATTATAACAATGGCACGAAGTTATGAGCAGCAGTAAACTACAACAAATATTAGAGCTATACCCTGACGATACGTTCGTGATAGCGGATGGATTAGATGATGCTATTATTGGTGTAGATGATAACAATCTAAAAATTGTCTACGATATTGAGAAGGTAATTGACATCCTAATAAAAGACGGGATGGAGGTTGATGATGCGATTGAGTACTATGAATACAACATTGCAGGGGCTTACGTTGGTGAGAACACCCCCTCATTTATAAGAGTAATTATAGATTTATGAAGCCAATAGGAAAATACATTGTTGTTAAAGACATCCAGGAGGAGTTAAGAACCGAAAGTGGTTTGATACTATCGGGTGATGATACCAATCAGCTAAGATATAAGAGAGCTGAGGTAATAGCTCCTGGTACTGACGTTGATGTGATTGACGAGGGTGATGAGCTGTACTATGACAAGGCTCATAGCTTTACCATGTTAATCAATGATTCTCAGTATACGATTATTCAAGAGCGTGATGTAGTGGTGGTGATTTAATCATCATCACTACGCTCTCTTTTTGCTTTCTCCTCTTTGTAGTAAGCGTTCATTTGAAGAATCATATTTCGATAAACCTTATCGTTGTATGACACATTTTTATAAAACATAGGATTGTATGAGATACTAGTTGGTACCTCTTCTCCTTCTAGCTTCCTATAGATATCACGGATAACTCTTTTTGCTTTGTCGCTCAGGCAGTACAAAGCTTTACCGTCTGTACCTCTCCTTCTAAAAGTTTCAATCCATCCTCTAGCGTGGAGTGAATTAAATCTGTCTTTATCCCAACTTACAAGCTCAACAAACTCATCGAACTTCTGCTTGCCAAAATATCCTTCGGAGTATAGGAACAGGATTACATCTAGGTCTGCTTGGCTTAGCTCATGCTTGAATTTGATGTAATACCTGATGACTCTCCAAAATTTTAGGTAGTCACTTGGTGTTGATTTCATTAATTTTATTTTATTACATTTGTAAAGCAAAGGTAAATAAATTATAATTATGGCAAATAGCAAAAAAGCAGAGGCTAAAAAGGAGAAGACCACTGACGAAGAAGTTAAGAGTCTTCGAAGTGAGTTGGATGCGATTACCTTTAAAAATGAGCAAGCAAAAAAGATTGCTGCTATTCAAGCTGGTAAAGAAAAATTAAAAGGAAAGCTTTCAAGAAACAGAGAGCGAAGAGTAGGTGCTGCTAGCAGAATTTCAGGTTTGAATAAATTACAAGGATTAGCTACATTTAAGCAGAAATATAAAGATTACTAATAACTAAAAAAAAATGAAAAAGTCAATTCCAAATCTTCCTGCATCTTCAAAGTTGCAACCTCCTTCAGGTGGTGGACCATCTATTAAAGGAGCATTAAAAGCTAAGCCGTTGGCCATGTCAGGTGGCGTACCTTCTAAAGGAGCTAAGTCTGCTGTTGCTAAAGCTGGCAAGTCTAGTCTAGTTAAGAAAGCTAAATAATGATGAATGGTAAGATGAATGGTGGAGGCGGTGGCACCGCTAAAGCTGCAAGAAGTCTTTCTGAGCTTGATAAGTTTGATAAGAAAATCAAAGTAAGAAAAGTTGCTAAAGAAGTTAAACCTGCAGTTAAAGCTTTTAACAAAGCGCTTAAAGCTGCGCCTAAAAAGAAATAATCATGGCAAAGGAAGAAGTAAAATCAGGTCTTGTAGAAAAAAAGGTAGTTGATAAAGCACCTGTTGTTAAAGAAGCACCTGTTGTTAAAGAAGAAAAAGTAGAGGAAGCTCCTGCATCTCCAGGACATTCTACTAGAGGATTTAGAGGTTAATAAAAATGGCTGATAAGTCAAAGATGTCATGTAACCGTCCTGTTGCTTCTGACCGTCCAGGTAAGAAGAAGATGGTTAAGGCTTGTTCCAATGGGGAGGAAAAGCTCCTCCACTTTGGAGCAAAGGGCTATGGCCACAACTATTCTGCTGCAGCTCGTAAAAGCTTTAAGGCAAGACACAGTTGTGACACAGCCACAAATAAATTAACCCCAAGGTATTGGGCTTGTAAGAACTTATGGGCAGGGCCAGGTGGTTCTACCAAATCATCTCCTAAAGGACGAAGAGGAAAGTATTAATATGGCAACTCAGAAGTTCATGGGTAGAGGTAAACTCATTGAAAGACTTGCTGCTCAGGTAGGTGATAAGGGATTAGCTATAGCCATACTACAGAAGAGAGGTCATCTTAAAGCTGATGGCAAAACATATACGAAGGCGGGTATGGCTAGAAATGCTATGACTGCCGAGGAAAGAGCTAAGGACAGAGCATCAAAACAAACAGGTCGTTCTGCTAAAGATTTTAAATACAACCCTTCAACCAATAGAGTGAAGATAGGATGAAAGACGCTTGTTACAAAAAGGTCAAGGCATCGTATGATGTGTTTCCTTCAGCAAGGGCTTCTCAGGCTATTGCTAAATGTCGAAAGGCATCAGGCAATGTTGTTAAGTCTGAGAAAGGCTCTAGCTTAAAGCGTTGGGAAAAGGAGAAGTGGCAAGATACTAGAACAGGTAAGCCATGTGGTACTGGAGGAAAAAATGAGTACTGCAGACCTACCAAAAGAGTGTCTTCAAAGACACCAAAAACAAAAAGTGAGATTAGCCCTTCAAAACTTTCTGCAAAGAAAGCAGAAAAAAGTAGAGTTGGTATGGGTAAAAAAATATCAAAAGTTTAATTATATTTGTTCATTACTAAAAAATCAAATCAAATGGCAACAAAAGTAGAGAAAACAAATGCCGAGTTATTGGATTTAGTCCGAGCTTTAAATACTACTCCAGTAGAGAAGGGTAGTAAGGCAGAAGTAAAACTTAAAAAGATTGCGGAAAAAATCAAACCAATCTTTGAGGAATACAATGAGAATCGAGAGGATATTCGTCTTGACCATGCTCACACTAGCTCTAATGGAGTATTAGATTTAAATGAGAAAGGTGAATACCAATTCACTAAAGATGGTATCAAGGGAATGTCAAAAGATATGAAAAAGCTTCTTGATAAAACTTTTGAGTTCTATCAGTTTACATTTTCAACAGAAGGCATTGATAACTTTAAATTCCTATCAGGATGGGTAGAAGGTATTGAGCCTGAACAACCATCTGAGGATGATGAGCAAGTTTAGTAGACTATCTAACAAGATATAAAAAAACAAGGCATCAGTTCCAAGAGGGTTGATGCCATTGTTGCTTATAACGACTATGAAAAGCAAAGGATTAGGTGACACCATCGAGAAGGTCACAAAAGTTACGGGTATTAAAAAAGTAGTTGAAGCGGTTAGCGCTGCCACAGGCAAAGATTGTGGGTGCAAAGAACGCAGAGACGCATTGAATAGAGCATTTCCATATCAAGATAAACAATAAAAATTATGTCAGTTTTTAAATCACAATTCTCAAGAGCATTAACAGTTATCCGAAGTGATAACTCTAATATTCCTTTTCCTGCTGCCGAAGAAAGCGGTACAAGTACATCTGTTTCAAGTGCAACCCTCATTGATTCTAATGCTACATTCGTAACTAATGGAGTTAAGACAGGAGACATTGTATACAACACATCTGATGCCTATTCTGCTACAGTCCTTCAGGTTATTGATGAGACCACTCTTCTATTGAATGCTGATATTTTTACATTTACAGGTAAGGAGTACACTGTTTATGCAGCAAGTTCTCAGAATACAATTGGGAACGCAGGATGTCCTATCTACATTGGAGTTGGAGGTAACGTGAAAGTTACAACAATCGGTGGTGATGTGGTTACATTCTTTGGTGTTCCTGCGGGAACAATACTTCCTGTTCAGGTAATTAAAGTTTGGTCACCTGCGAGCGGTACTTCAGCTGTTCAAATTGTAGCTCTTTGGTAAGATGGCAAAGACTATGACTATTTCAACCTTTGTTAAGAAATCAAAAAGCAAAGGTGTTGCGGCTAAGAACAAGACTAGTAGTAGTAAGGGTAGTAAGCTCTATAAAAAACCATATAAGGGTCAGGGGCGATGAAATACCTACAATATATATCAGCATCTATAATTTTGTTATTTGCTCCAGTATATGGAATGCTTATAGCCGTAGGTGCTGCTATTGTTCTAGACACCATAACAGGGGTATTCAAGTCTATTAAATTACAAGGATTAAAAAGTATACGCAGTAGAAAACTTTCGAATATTGTGAGTAAAATGTTGCTGTATGAATTATGTATACTGTTTTTATTTTTAATGGATAAATTCCTTTTAAATGAATTCATTATACATTCTTTTGGAATTGAGTTCATGTTCACTAAGATTTGTGCAATTCTTTTAATGTTCATAGAATTAGTTTCAATCAAGGAGAATATTGAAGAAGCATTTAAAATTGATATGTGGGCTATAATTAAGAGAATTCTTAATAGAGCAAAAGAATTTAAGTCAAATATTGATGATATAAAATGAAAATATCAAAGTACTTATCTCTTGCTGAGGTTACAAGGAGTGATACTGCTAAAAGAAAAGGCATAAGCAATATGCCCACTGCAGAACACTTAGAAAACTTTAAGGCTTTAGCAGATAATGTTTTTGAAAAAATAAGGGAACACTTTGGTGTTCCCATTCTTATTAGTTCGGGTTATAGAAGTAGGGAATTAAATTACGTTATCGGAGGAAGTTTAACGTCACAGCATTGTATTGGTGAAGCAATTGATATAGACATGGATGGTAGCGGAAGTGATGTGACTAACGCAGATGTCTACAACTTTATTAAGGACAATCTTACCTACGACCAATTAATTTGGGAATTTGGTACAGATGATAATCCCGATTGGGTTCATGTATCTTATTCAAGAAATAAAAACAGAAAGCAGCAACTCAAGGCTGTGAAAAAAAATGGCAAGACTTCTTACATTAATTTTAATTAATTTTTTATTATTCTCATGTGCGGCAAAAAAGGTAGCGATATCTAATTCAGTTGTTGAGACACGTGTAGATAGTACTGTCGTTTCTAAAAAAGACAGTGTATTTTTTAATAAAAATTCAATAAGCATTAAAGAATCTATTGATGAGATAGAAATAGTTCCACTTGATACAGCAAAGCCAGTTGTCATTGATGGTAAGCAATATTTTAATGCAACATTAAAATTTAAAAAGACTAAACGTGAAGTAATAGACACAACAAAAACAGAAGTTTCTGTTAGTGATTATACCCAAACTGAAGTCTTGAAAGAAGAGAATAAAGAAAGTTTTAGCAAAGATTTAGATAAGAAGCCAAGCTTGATGAATATGGCATGGCTCTTATTGATTCCAATCGTGATATTTGCCATTAGGCTTTTTCTTAAAAAATAAGGCTTATCTTTATTATATTTGTTAATTATCTGACATCGAATGGCACGTATAAGTACATATCCCATATTATCAATTCCTACCATCAATGACATTCTAATTGGAACTGATGTAGAGGATTTGAATATCACCAAGAACTTTTCAATAGGTTCGATTTCTGATATAATTGGAGGTCAATTTGTTCCATACGTTGGTGCGATTGCAGATGTAAACTTAGGTGAATTTAATATTGAGGCAGCATCTTTTGTTGTACAAGGTGGGCTTGCATCACAATTTGTAAAGGCTGATGGAACACTTGATTCTACAGTTTATACTCCTGTTGCTAGAACAATTACAATTAATTCCGTAGGATATGATTTAAGTACAAATATATCTTGGGATTTAAATACAATTGATTCATTAACTACTTTAGGAACAAGTGGAGCAGCTACCTATATTGGTAAGACTCTTAATATTCCTGAGTATCAGCAGCAAGGAGATTACATTACTCAGCTTAATGGTGAAGCTACTGCTATAGGTCCTGGTAATGCTACTATCACCTTGAGCAATCTAGCTGTAATTAGTAAGGTATTAAGTGGATTAAATATTACTGGAGGTACTATTGCTGATACAGACAGTATACTTACTGCATTTGGTAAAGTACAGAATCAAATAAACGGTCTTGCAGGAGGAGTTACCTATGAAGGAACATGGGATGCTTCTGCTAACATACCAAATTTACAAAGTTCCGTAGGTGTTCAAGGTCATTACTATGTTGTAAGTGTACCTGGCTCAACTAATCTTAACGGAATTACTGATTGGCAGCTTGGTGATTGGGCTATTTTTAATGGCTCAGTTTGGGAGAAGGTAGATAACACAGATGCTGTTGTTAGTGTTAATGGATACACTGGTGCAGTTGTTCTTACCTATAGTGATGTAGGGGCACCACCATCTACAAGAACGCTTACTATCAATGGAGTTGGGTATGATTTAAGTGCTGATAGGTCTTGGATTGTAGGCGATGTACGTACAGACCAAACTTATTCTAATCCTACTTGGATTAGTTCACTTGCATGGGGAAAGATTACAGGAACACCTACCACATTAGCAGGGTATGGGATTACTGATGCGGTACCAAGTGATAGGACTTTAACAATAAACGGCACTACTTACGACCTTAGTGCAAACCGCACATGGGATATTGGTACAATAACTAGTATTGCTACTAGTGCACCATTAACAGGTGGTACTATTACAGAGTCAGGTACAATAGGAATTACACAATCAGGAGTAAGCTCAGATGGATATTTGTCTAGCACTGATTGGAACACTTTCAATAATAAGCAGGATGCTTTAATTAATCCTGTTACAGGAACTGGTACAGTATATTTCTTACCAATGTGGAGCGGGGCTACGTCACTTATTAATAGCCCTCTTTCTTACGTATCAGATAATTATAATTTCCAATACAATAGCACATCAGGAGGTAGTGTAACATTTACAAATAATGGGTTAACTACTTACTCATATGTTATACAGATGAACAACTTTGGTTCACCAAGGTCAACTGTTCATAGTTATACTGATGGAGAAATTGTTCAGTCTATAGGTGGCACTCAGGTGTCACGGATGTTTGCTAGTGGCAACCTTATAATTGGTGCTGGTGTAGTAGATAATGGATATAAGCTTGAGGTTAGTGGAGACTTGTATGTGAATACAATTGCAAATGCTATTACCGATACAGACAAGTTTATTGTTAGTGATGGAGGAGTTATTAAGTACAGAACAGGTGCTGAAGTATTGAGTGATATTGATGCTCAGGGAGCATTGACTTTGACTACAGTAGGTACAAGTGGAGTCTCTACACTAATAGGTAATACGCTTAATATTCCAAACTATAGTACTGATTTAACTGGCTATGTTCCATACATTGGAGCTACACAGAATTTAAATCTTGGTGAGTATGGACTAAGTACTGGGTTTGTAACTTTTGATACCACACCAACAAATATACCTGCCACTCAGGGGTCAATGTATTGGGATGATTCCCATTCTACAGTTGCCTTGATAATGAATGGCACTCTACAGCATATTGGTCAGGACACTTATTTCTATGTAAAGAACAGTAGTGGTTCAACTATACCAAAGGGTACGGCTGTTAGATTCGATGGTACTGATGGTGCTAGTGGTCATTTGCTGATTGCTCCTTTCTTGGCAGATGGTACTTATCCATCTAGCTACTTCATGGGTGTTGCCTCTGAAGAAATTACAAATGGAAGCTTTGGTCAGGTCACTAACTTTGGTGAGATTGAAGGAATAGATACCAGCATTTATTCCGCTGGTGATTTGTTGTATGCTAGTACAACTGTTGCTGGTGGATTTCAAACTACAGCTCCTTTAGCACCTAATAATATTGTGCTTATTGCTGCTGCTGTTAACTCTAAAAACAACGGAGCAATTATTGTAAGACCTTCTATAGGTTCTAACATTAACAATGACGAAGGTGTAAAGATAGTATCCCCTGCTACAGGGCAGCTATTGCAACTACAGTCTAATGGGCTGTGGGAAAATAAAACAAAGGCT